TTTTTTTAGACCCTGATTTTAATGATGAATATTTCACAATTAAAGAATTATATAATTCAAAACATTCTGTATGTTTTATTCGTTTATTATAATCAGGTTCACACATTCTAGAAAATAAAACAAATAATTCTTTTAAAAATGCACTTGATTTAATATGTTTTATTTTATTATAATCTATAAATAAATAAGGAATCATAATACCTAAACTAAATATATCTATCATAGAGTATAATTCTTTAGTATTTTTTTTAGTATTATTTTTTAAACTATCTTCAACAGTTTGTTTAAAATCATAACCTAATAGATTATAAATTTTAACACCTTTATCATAATGTTTTCTTTTATTCATTTTTAATAATTCAATATCTAATTCGTATTTAGGTGAATGTAAATAAATATATTCTAATGGATACCATAAATAATATCTACTATTTTCTAATTCAGATAAAGATCTATTTTTTAAATGTTTATTATCACTTAATTCAGATGATAATCCAAAATCAATATATTTAAATACATTATTATGAATAACAATATTATTAACTTTAATATCTAAATGAATTAAATTATTTTCATATAATTTATTTAATCCATAAAATAATGGTTTCATTTTAACTAATAAATTATACATTGATTTATCAATATTTTTTTTATTATTTATAACTTTTTTAACAAAATAATCTTCAAATGTATCACCACCATATAATCCAATCATCATATTATTAGTTTCATTAAACTTTTGTTCATAATATTTATCCATACATTTTAAAATATCTTTATCATAATTTTTAAGAATATTACCATATAATGGTGCTTTACAAAATTTATCATAAATTAAGGCCCAATCATTATATCCATTAATTTTTTTTACTTGATTATTGATTTTTTTTTCTTGATTAAGATATTTTTCAGATTTTTTACCATAAACTATTTTAGATATTTTATTATTATCAACAGTATCTTTAGAATTTATACAAGGTATATTCGGTTGAAATATACAAGATGAAGAACCTGTTGCTAATATTTTAGCACCTTTATTATTATTTAATTTATTATTAATAATACTATCTTCATTTCTAGTTATTAATTTACCACCCAACATATATAATATATATAATATTTTATTTGTTTATACAGATAAAATAAAATATAATAATGAAATATTATGGATAATAATAATTCAATATTCGTTCAAGCAAAAATTGAATATACAAAACAATTAGTAAATACATTAAAACCTTCTATGTATGATGGTTTAAAATCTATATATGATGATGCTAAAGAAATATACAAATCTAATTCATCTACATCATTATTATTTATATTTAGAACATTATTAGAAAAAATACCTGAATGGAATAATGAATTAATTATAAATGAAACTGATAGAATTATTGATTGTTCTAAATGTGATTGGTTAGATGAATTAGTTACTGCAGTTTATATAAGTCATACTAAAATATTAATGTCAATAGGAAATAGTAATTCTAATAAAATTAATTTAACAATACCAAAATTAATAAATTTTATACATAAATGTTATATAAATATAGCTAGAGAAATATGGAAAAATCCATTATTATTTTCTGAAGATATATCAGGATATGAATATCAAAAAAATATAAATGTTATTGAAAATATTATTTGTAATTGTATTGAAAATACTATTAGAATATCATTACCTGTTAAAGAAATACTTAAAGAACATTTAGATATAAATGATAATAAATCATCAAATAATTTAAATGAAAATAAATTATTAAATGAATTAAAAGAATTATTATTAAATAGCAAAAAAGAAGATATTGTTGAAAATAATGAAATTAAAGATGAAGAACATCCAGAAGAATCAATAACTATAAATAAAGAAGAAGATAAAGAAATTGATAATAATGATAATGATAAATGTAAAGATAATGATGAAGAAAATACATCTTTAAAACCTAAAAATGTATTTGTGAATGATAGTGATTATGAATCTCCTGATGAAGATACTATTAATCAAAAAGTTGATAATATTGAAATAAATGATATACCTGATATTAGTACAACTGATAATGTAGAAGAACCTGTATATGATAATCCAAATATTATAGAAAATCCACTAAAAGAAAATGATGAATTATATAAAAAATTAATTAAAATAAAAGATGAAAATGATTTAGATTCAATTGATCCTGAACAACCGATATTAGTAGAAAAAATTGATAGATATGAAAATGAAATTACGATACCAGATAAAAAAGAAGATAAAAAAGAAATAATAATTTCAGAACCTATATCAACTGAAGATAAATTAAAACAAGAACAAGATTTAAGAGGATATAATAAAATTCAAGATATTTTAAATAATGAAGAACAAGTTATAAATAAATCAATAGAACTACAAGATATTGATCCATTAAAAGATAATAATAAAATAGATGAAGTTAAAGATAAAAAAAATGATTTATCATATATTGAAGATGTAATAGATAATAAACATCAAAAAGAAATAGTATCAGTAGATAAGAAAGATGATGATACAGAAACTATAGATTTATTTTATAATGATTTAAAAGAATTATCAGATAAAAAAGGTTTAACTATGGAAGCAGTTGATGAAGATAAATACATTTTATTTGATGATTTATAATTAAATGATAAATATAATTAATTTTTATATTTTTTTTATATTAATATGTTATAAAAAAATGAATAATAGTATTGTAATGGACATTATTTTAAGTTTATCATTGATATTTATATATTATATTTACACTAAGTTTGATAAAGAAATTGAAGTTGTAAATACTAGACAAATGATCGCATTATTTATAATAAATATGGTAATATTAAATATAATTAAAATGTTATTTTCATGTAATATTTCACCTGTAGATAGTAAATGTTCTATACCATTTCATGATAAACCACCTTTTTAAAAATGATAATAAAATTTTTTAGGAAAATTCTTTTTCTTTGTTCTAAATTCTTTAAATATATCATTTTGAATTATATCTATAGGTAAACAGTTATTAGCATATTTTGCTATTGATACATACATATCAAAATTATCTTCTAAATAATGTAATTCTATATTATTTTTACCTAATGTAAATGAATAAATAAAATCTATAATATATTGTTTATTTTTATAATCTATATCTTTTTCATAATTAATTTCATCTAAAATAGTAATACCTAATCTACATAAATCAAAATTATAATTAGGTTTTATATAATATTCATTATTATCTTTTTTATATAAAAATGTATCAATAGGATATTTATATTGTCCGTCTGCTTCACCATATTTAGAAAAACAATCACTAAAGAATAATTTATTTTTAAATGTAAATATTGCTCTACCAAAATCTATAATTTTAAATATATATCCATATGTAGGGACTTTATAATAAATATTATTAAATTTATAATATAAATAAGTTTTATCAGTACGTTGATACATTATATTATCAATATGTAAATCATTATGAGTAAATTTAAAATGTTTTTGTAAATATGCTAATCCATATGAAACTTGAAATAAACAAGATAATATAATTTTATCATTAAAATTATATGTTAATAATTCCGATAATAATCCATCTAATTTTTCTATAAAAAATAATTGACATGGAATATTTTTTAGTACAGATATATAATCATTATCATCTTCAGAATCAGAATCCATATAGATATCCATTTTAAATTGCTCTCCTAAATTTTTATGAAACCATGCTTCTTCTTTAAAATCATCATAATCTTCTGAAATATCTAGATTATATTTTTTCATTATACCATTTAAAGATCCATAATATATTGGAAATGAAGGTAATAAATCTTTTTCAGTCAATTCAGAACATATAAATGAAAAAAAAGTATCAATATATGCTGTATTATTCATATTATTAATTTTTTCAGAAGTATTTGCATTATAGTTTGAAGGTAATAATGGATTTCTGTGAATTAAATTATTATAGTTATTTTTAATAAAATATAAAGGTTCTAATATAGGAATAATTTTACAAAATACTTCAGTATCTATTAATTTATTTTCTTTTGAATCATATATAGTAGTATTTAATAAACAATTAGAATGATAATATTTAAATTTAATAAAATCTAATAATTTATGAATATAATATCTTCTATTTAAATCTATATATTTATGTGAATTTTTAGTATTATAGATATGAAAATATAATGAATATATTGGATTATATAATTGTAAATTATTCATATTAAATAATTCAGAACATGATTTATATAAATTATTTATTATTTTTTTATTCCAAATATATTTATTTATATAAAAATCTGACATAGTTATAAAAATTATTTAGAATTATTTTATTATTTAAACTAATTATCATTATCATCAACATTATCATCATCATTATTTTTATTTATACCTAATTGAGAGGCAAATCTTTGTCCAGTAGTATTCATAAAATGAATAGCATTTTTAGCACATTTTTCATTTAAATATACATCTTTATTAGGATTTACTTGTTTATATAAAATTAATATATCTAAAATATGTTCAAATTGTTCTTGAGTTAAACTTTCAAACATAATAATATATTTAAAAATATATATGTTTTTAAATATTAAATAATTTATATTAAATAATATAATGGAAATACAATTAAAAAAATTTAATATGGAGGATATAAAACATGATAAAGTAGTAGTATTAATTGGTAAAAGAGATACAGGTAAATCATTTTTATGTAAAGATATATTATATCATCATCAAAATATTCCAGTAGGTCAAGTAATTTCAGGTACTGAAGGTGCTAATCAATTCTATAGTAAAATAGTTCCTAAATTATTTATTCATGGTGAGTTTGATACACAAATAGTTCAAAATATGATTAAAAGACAAAAAATATTAATAGATAAAATTAATGAAGGAGATGATTCAATTGATCCAAGATCATTTTTAATATTAGATGATTGTTTATATGATAATTCTTGGGCAAAAGATAAGTATATGAGATCAGTATTTATGAATGGTAGACATTATAAAATATTATTTTTATTAACTATGCAGTTTGCATTAGGTATTCCACCTAATTTAAGAACAAATATAGATTATGTATTTATTTTAAGAGAAAATTATGTAAGTAATAGAAAAAGATTATATGAACATTATGCTGGTATGTTTCCATCATTTGAGATGTTTTGTCAAATAATGGATCAATGTACTGAAAATTATGAATGTTTAGTTATAAATAATAATGCTAAATCTAATAAATTAACAGATCAAGTATTTTGGTATAAAGCAGCACCACATGATGACTTTAAAATAGGAGCACCATCATTTTGGGAATATTCTAATAAAAATATATTAAAAGAAGGAGAAAATGAACAATTAAATTCTGGTTATAAAAATAAAGTATTAGTTAAAAAAAATGATTTATATTAAATTTCTTGATAACCAGGTTTTAAAGTTCCATCACAATGTTTAATGGCTGGATAACCTTTAACTTCAGCAGGACAAGCATCTTTATCTTTAGAACAATCAATATATGTATGATCTATACCTTTATCTTCTAAATATTTTTTTTGTTTTTTAGTCCATCCGCACCAATCAGCACCATATACAATAGGTTTACAACTATTTGAATTATTATTAACATTTTTATTAACATTTTTATTAACATTAGTATTAACATTTCTTCTACCTGCAGCATTATTATTATTCATATTACCTTTAGTGAATTGAGATGGACCATCACCTGGAATATAATTTACAACATCTTTAAGATTAGTCAATCCAAAACTTTTAAGAGTTGAATAATCACCTTGTAATGTTTTAGGTACTTCTCTACCATATGGACCATTAGCACTTACATATAAATGTTCACCTTCTAAATAACCTGTAAGTTGAGATGAATCAGAACCTCCTAAAGCATTAACACTTGATAAATCACAACTACTTCTAGCACTATTAGTTGGATTACTAGCGGGATCATCTGATACTTTTCCGCATGTACTAGGACCAGTTCTACTTGATTTACTATTAGAATGGTTTTCACAACTATTACCTTCAATTAATTTACTGAACATTTTTGTATTACAATCAACTAATATAAATCCAACTAAAACTAGTAAAAAAAGTAATATAAAGTTTTTATTTTTTGTTACACTTTCTATACTTTTTAAAAATTTTGCCATTTTATAATATATTATATATATTTTTTTTAGATTAATTATAAAATATTTTAATAAATTATAAAATATTTTAATAAATTAAATCTTTTAATTTCCAATATTCATATTTACCATTAATAAATCTTTTTAAAATAAATGGAATTTTTTTATCATTTAATTCTTCTAATGCAATATCATAAATATTATCATATTTACTATAATCTTTAATTAATGGTGTACATCCTGACTCTAATTGTTCACATCTTTTAGATAATATTTTAGTTTTTTCATATTTACTTAATACTTTAGAACTTTTATTTTCTTTCATTAAAATATTATAATTTTTATTAAATACATTAATATCTTCTATATTTTCTTTAATATTTTCTTCTATATTTAAAATATCTTCTTCTTCACCTGATTCTATTAAAACTTCAGGATCATCTTCTGTGAAATCTGGTGGATCAATAATATCATCATCATCCATTTTTATTATAATATAAAAAATATATTTAAATAAATTCAAATTTATATTTATTTATTTATTTGTCCATTTTTGTGAACAATAATTACATGAATATAAATATAATAATTTTTCTTTATCGTATTTAATATATATAATATCTGATAATTTATTTTCAGTAATAGATATACATTGATTATTTGGACATTTAATATTTTTATTTTGAATATGAGGTAATGTTAAATCATAATTAATAAATTTATTTGAATTTATACTTTCTTCTAGATCTAAAGTAAAATTTTGATCATATATTAATTTTTCATTATAATCTACTTTATTATTACATGATTTACAGTATAAATGTAATTTAGATTGTTCTTTATCTAAATATATATACATACTATTATTACAATTATCACAAAATTGATTTTCCATTATATTATTATTATTATAAATTATTTATTAAGTATATTTCAAATTTATATTATAAAGTTATATTAACTTTATTACAAAATTCTTTAAAATTATTTTCTAATTCATCATATTTAACTATATAATTAATTCCATAAATAGATATTATTACTTTTTTAGTTTCAATATCTTTATATTTTTCAATATTATTATAAATATTTAAATAATTATCATTAAAATTTTTATAAATAATATCTTTAAATATTTCAAAATTATTAGGAATATCTAAATAATTTTTAATTATTAATGAATTAATATTCTCAAAAAATATTACATCATTATAATTATTTATAATATCTACTTGATGTTTATTTTTTTTATTAAATCCTGGTTCATTTAATAATGGATCACAATCTAATATTGATTGAATCGATAATAATACTGTAGATATATCCATAATAGTAGTCCATTGTGGTCCAGACCATGTACCTAATATAGATAAACATACTTTACCAAAACCTGATTTATGATGTTTTACATATAAATTAGGATGTATTCTTACATTACCTCTAGATACATATGAAACATCTGGTGGTGAATATGGATAATTTTTAGGAAAATTTATATTAAAAAATAAATAGCCTCCTTCATATAATGTATTTTTAGGTCCGATAATCATTGCATGTGCTTCTAACATATTACTTTCATTAAATTCAATATATATACCTTGTTCATTTAGTTTATAATATTCGATAGATTTTAAATCTTTATTTATTATTCTCTTGATTGATTTACTCATAATTATAATTATTTATCTAATATAATGCTTAAATATTATTTAAATTTGAATTTTAAAATAAATATTTTTAAACATATATAAAAATAAATTTAATAAAAAAATATATATATAAAATTTATTAATGAACGAATTATCTAATTTCCTATCAAATAAGAGAAAAAATAATGGTGATGAACCTACTCATATTGTATATGATAGTGATTCCAGTCTTAAAGGTTCATATATTATAGAATCGAATGATTTAAATAATTTATTTGATATTGTAGAAAATTTAAGGAACAATGGATTAAATGTTTCTTTATTAGAAAGATTAAATAATATTTGTCCTCTTGTTATTGATTTAGATTTTAAGTATAAAGATAATGTTAATACGAGACAATATACAGATGATTTTATTAAAAATTTATCTATATATTTATTTAAAAAAATTAATCAATTTTATGATTTAAGTTCTGATAGTCAATCTAATATATGGGTTATGGAAAAACCTAATATATCTGACTGTGATAAACCACAATATCCTAAAAAAGATGGTATACATCTTATATTCCCTGATATTATAGCTGAAAAAAACACTTATATTAAATTAATGGAAAGTATTGTAGAAGATAAAGATATAGTTAATAAAATATTCAAAGATTATAGTATTTCAGTACCATCTAATGATGTAAAAGAAATATTTGATACTCATATATATAAACCTGGTAATTGGTTCATATATGGTTCTGGTAAACCAGGTGATATCATATATGAATTAACTCATATTTATAAAATTAATGAATCTAATGTTGAAGAAACACCTATAGATATTTATTTAGAAAATCCTAGAGAAATACTTAATAAATGTAGTGTTCGTATGAATAATAATATTAATGTTGTTTATAAAGGTCCTGAAATACTTAAAAAGAAAACACCTATAAGAAATGTAAATTCTCAAATAGATTTAAGTGAAATTGAAAATATGGAAAATGTAATTAGACTTAAAAAAGAAGATTTAGATTTTGCTAAAAAATTATGTAATATTCTTTCACAAGATAGAGCATCAGATTGTAAAACTTGGATTGATGTTGGTTATTGTTTACATAGTATTGCACCTAATCATTTATTAAATTCATGGATTAATTTCAGTAAAAAATGGATTGGATATTGTAATTCAGAAGAATGTGAAAGACAATGGGAATATATGAATACTACAAATAATCCTCAATATACATTAGGAACTCTAATATTTTGGGCAAAACAAGATAATCCAGAAGAATTTAGTAAAATTCAAAAAGATTCTTTACAAAAATTAGTAGATAGATCACTAATTGGTGAAAAAACATGTGGTGCTCATACAGATGTTGCTAATATTGTTTATAATTATTATAAAAATCTATATGTTTGTAGTGGATTAAAAGAAAATTCTTGGTTTTACTTTAATGAATTAACAGGTAGATGGAAAGAAACAGAACAAGGACATATATTACGTATGAAATTATCTACAGATATCATTGATATTTATTCACATTATAGTGAAATTTATAAGGATAAAAGAGGACCTGACCCTGAATCAGAAACATATGAAATATATGATAGAAAACATACAAATTGTATGAAAGTTATGATTAAATTAAAAGATTATACTTATAAAGATAAAATTATGAAAGAATGTAAAGATAAATTTTATGACGGTGAATTTATGGATAAATTAAATAGCAAAAAAAATCTTATTGGTTTTGATAATGGTGTTATTGATTTAAAATATGAAAGTATGGACCATAATAATGATATTAAAAAAGAAACTATATTTAGACAAGGAAGACCTGATGATTATGTTAGTTTATCTGTAGGATATTCATTACCTATAGATAAATCAGATATGCCTGTTAATATTGATAAAATTAAAGATAATATTATTCATATCAATGATTATGAATCATTAAATGAAGATTTAGATGATTTTATAGAAAAAGTATTACCTAATCAAGAAGTCCGTGATTATACTCTAAGATTCTTATCTAGTTGTTTAAGTGGTGAAGTTAGAGAAGAAAAGTTCTACTTTTGGACTGGTTCAGGCGCTAATGGTAAATCTAAAATTACTGATTTAATTACTTCTACATTAGGTGGATATTCTAAAACAATGGATGTAGCATTCTTAACTACTAAAAGAGGTAGTTCCTCTAGTGCTTCACCTGAATTAGAAGCAATTCGTTATGCTCGATTTGTATCTATGTCAGAACCTGAGAGAGATGATCAAATATATGTTGGTAAATTAAAACAGATCACTGGTGGAGATACAATGACTAGTAGAGGTTTATTTAAAGATACTACTGAATTTAAACCTCAATTTAAATTAATGCTTATGTGTAATGAACTTCCTAAATTAGCTGGTAATGATGGTGGTGTTCATAGACGTATTGAAGTTGTTGATTTTATCTCTAAATTTACTGATAATCCAAGACCATCTGCTAATAATCCACATCAATATAAAGCTGATTTAGAACTTGGTACTAAACTTAAAAAATGGAATATCTTATTTATGATTAAATTATTAGATTATTATAAATTATATAATAAAGAAGGTACTAAAGCACCATCATCTGTAACTGAAGCAACTAAAGTTTATATTACTGAAAATGATGTAATTCAAAAATGGATTTCTAATGCATTAGAAGAAAATGATGACCCTACTCCATTAGATGATTTAATGGATAATCTTAAATCATGGTGCGAAGATGAAGGTTATGATTATAAAAAAATTCAAAAACAAGAAGTTAAAAAAGTATTAATTAAAGAACAAGAAAAAACTTGTTATGGACCACCTGTATTCGGTAAAGTATTAGCAGATAATGCTCCAAATGGTACTAGCAGAGCACCTAAATTTAATTACAAGAGTATTGAAGATTAGTAAAATGTTCTCTAGTTACATTATAACCCATTTCTAACATTATATTTTTTTGTTCAGTTGATATATTAAAATTACTTGCATGTATATTTAATAAATTTGTATTAACTATTATAATTCTATAATTTTTTTTTAATAATATATCTGGATCATACATATTCCAACCTTTTAAAACAAAATCATAAATATTATTTATTTTTCTATTTTGTTCTCTTTTAATTATATAAATACATAAATAATTTTTTGAATTATTTGTTTCTAATGGACAATTACCACTTAATCCACCATCTAAATATAAATCTTCTTTATATTTAATTGGTTTTAATAATAAAGGTATTGCTGTAGTCATTTGTAATAATTTTAATATATTCATTTTTGGATTATTTATATGATCTATATATTCTATACTATCTTTTGATACATTTACTACTTTAACAATTATATGTTTTCCTGT